ACCGTTCCCGCAATCGTGGCACGTAAAAGAATCGGACAATTCGGCAGGGCATCGAACAAAGCTTATACCGTGGAATTTTTTCGGCCACTGTTCGGCACTGTCATATGGTGCGGCATATACGGCAGGCCTTCCAAGCTCGACGGTTCGGGCAGCGTCTTGCATAGTGTCGCAGCTTGCATTGAATGTCGTTTTACCCTTGGCAGGCAGTGGCAAAGCTTCCGCCTGAAAGTGGCTGTAAGCCCATGCTAAACCGCCACGGGGTACAGCGTCATAAACCGCCTGTAAATATTCGCTGTCGATTTGATCCGTGCCGGTTTCGCTTTTCGGGTGCAATTTGCATGTCTTCGGGCACGTGCCATATGTCTCATGTTCGCCTGCGCGGTAAGTTACGGCTATAGGGCCCGTCTTGCTGTTGCCGCTAATTGCTACTGTTTTAAGCATGATGCTATCCTTTCTGTTGCGCCGGACTATTCCGGCATGGGTTGATTATGCAATAGCTGGCACTGTCCTTTGATTGTATTTTTCTATGGTTTCACGGGAAATAATAGGGATTGCAGTCCGTGCCGGAAAGTCCCACGGGAACCCTTCAATAATCATATTCTTCGCATAATGGCGGGCGGCTTTGAGGGTGTCGAAGGCAGCCACTGCGGTGCGGGTGCTAGGGTAGCAAACAACGAATTTCACGCGCTGGCGCGGCTTGGGGTGCTGGCGGTGAATGCTTACGGGGTTAGGCCCTTCGTGAACAAAGGCGGCATTACCCGTCTGTTCGATATAAAAAGCGGCTTCGCTGTCGGCAGCGTGCTTGGTGTCGAATGATCCAAGCAAAGTGTGATTATGGTTATAAACATTAAACATTTTTTGCCCCTTCCTTCCAATACATAGCGCCAAAGCCCATAGCATGGTTCCACAAAATGTATGCGTCAATTACCGTGCGGCTTTCGCAAAAACGCTCCGATATTTTTTCCTCGTCGTAGTCCATCGACAACATGAGAGCAATGGTCTCGACATTTGCTTTGCTTTCATAGCCCATGCATTGGCCGTACGCCTCAACAAAAGCTTCTATCTCTTTTGCGGTTTTCATCTCTCTATCCTTTCTTGGGTTTAACAGTACCAGCTAATCTGTGCCGGTGCACCATTGTAATCGGGTTTTAGCGTCCCGCCGATTGCATTTTTCTATTGCTATTGGGTTGCCAATAGCTTGCGCAGTTCTGACCAGTTCATAGTACGCGAAGGCCACCACGCCAAGGGGGCAAGCCTTAGCCCTTGCTGATAAAGTTCAATTGCAGCCGCGCCCTTGTACAAGGCAATCGAATCAGGCGGGATCGCCGACTGACTGGTGGCCGCTCCGCCATCGCGCTTGACCAGTACAAAGGAAGGCCTGCCCGCAGCCGTGTGCCGAGTCGCAAAGGCCACCTGATGAGACCGCAGCGCGACCTTCAGGCCACTGGTTACCACCTTTAGCTCGACCATGACGAACCGAGAATCCACGCCGACCAGCATGTCAGGCACGCCAAGGTTTACGCGATTCTCTATGCGCTCAATGTCACAGTGGCTAAGGGAAGCCCGCACGCGCTGCGCGAATTTACTTTCCGGTGTCGTCGCCATGGTCCATCTCAAAAATGTCGGGAGGCGGCTCCGGTACGCCTGCGTCGAAGACGGGGTCTGCCTGCTTGGCCATGCTGTCCATGACTTGACCAGTGTCAGCGTCAATCAGGGCAGTGGGAGGGGGGCCGCCGTACAAGCGCTTGAGTTCATCAAGCTGGTGCTGCACTTCCTCTTTGCTCATGCTGTCGATAGTGCCGTGCCTGATTTCCTTGCGCTCGACATAAATGGTTCCTAGCGCCTGTCCGCGCCGGTATTCCGCAGCCACGGCAGCCGAGAAGGCCCCAGCGGCTAACGCCTTGTCGCGGATGATTTGCAGGTCCATCATGTGCCGCTCATAGCTGGTGTTGTATTTGGAGGCCAATTCGGCCCTGTAGGCCTGTATTGCAGCCACTACGTGGGGGTACTCCTTGGGGTTGGTCAACTTCCACGCCATGACGCTTGCAGAGCCCTCCTTGTAGCCTGCACGGATGGCCGCTTCCTTCAGGGTCACCCGTCCGTCACCGGAAACGTACTCCTGCACAAACTTCCATTCCTTTTCATTAAGCACTTTGCGCTGCTGGCGCAGGGGCACAACTATTCCGGCCATGCGCTGCTTGGCCTTGTCCGGCACAACGGGAGGCACGCTCCAAACGTCTTTACGGGTCATGCTGTCCTCCACAGGCGAAAGCCTTTATCCACCTTGCGCAGGGTGAAGTGCCAAGTGGGCTCATGCGTCTTGCAAAAATGGCTAGAAGCCACCCTAGCGGACGTGCCCTTAGCCAACTCAGCAAAGAAGATGCTATCGCCTACTTCCATCTCACGGAAAGGGTACAGCGTCCTTCCTCTAGGAACGGGGATATCGGGGTCAATTTGTAGGTCTGGGAGTAGCATTTCATTAAGCCTATCGAAACAAGGATAACGATAGTTTAACTCATGTAAGGCAGGAAAGCAAGGGGCACTTCCGGAGGCCTCCCTATAGAGTTTTTTCATCAAAAAATAAAAATGGAAATTTTTTTTTTTAAACGTAGGGACCCCCCAGTAAATTACACCATCACACTACCCCTGATCTCACTGTAATGAGATAACCTATTGATTTATATCACTTATTACACCAATTACGTCATTACGCCTAATTCCACAAAAATAAAAACAAAATCTTTTTTCTTTGGAAAAACTCTATAGGGACCCCTCCAAATACATATAAAAGCCCATTCTTTATATGTATTTGGGCATATAGGCCAAATCTCTAAGGGTAAACCCTAGTATCAATTTCTACAATTGACACCCAAAACTAAGGGTATTTGTAAGGCAAACTAAGGTAGAATAAGCCTCGGGCAACGGCCCAAAACCCTTTAAACGTCATAAACCTAGAAAGGATAGAGAAATGACATCAATGATACCTAAACACACTAGTATAGCTGACTTAACGCTAAAGTTACCCATAGAGGTGCATTATGGTAACGATGACAGTGGTTCTGCGCGTATAACTTCGGTAAAAGTCGTCGTGGGCCGCGAGGCGTTAGAAGTGATCACTTTGTTGTCTGAAGAGGACTTTTTTGACATCTTCATTCAGCTTGAAAACTTCTACAACGTGGTGGACTGACATGCCATATTTAAACTACCACTTCCCCCTGCATGGTTCGCATTTCTTGGATTGCGAGTTGTATTACGAGCCTGCCACGCCAGCGACCTTTGACGAGCCTGCGGACCACGGTTCGTTGTCCTTGGACAGCGTCAAACTAAACGGCGTTGACATTTTGGACATCTTGTCCTACAGCACAATCCAGCAGATTGAGCGCGATGCGGAGATAACTTTTGACACTATGGGCGACGAGCCCGAAGGAGATTTTGATGACTGAATACCTATTTTGGTCCGAGGAACACGGTGAGGTGCAGATCTTTGCTTTGGACGAGCAAGGCGCGTGGGACAAGTTTTACGAGAGGTACAACGGCAATGGTGACTACGAGGTCACGATTGAGATTGTGGAAGGAAATTACCATGATTGATACCCGCTTCCCTTCCCAATCTTGGTACATGGTGTTGCTGGACACGCCTGAGGGTTCGTATTCGGCTTTGGTTCTTGCTGACAACGAGGCCGATGCTAGGGACGAATTTAAGAATACATACCCCGAAGTCAAGGCCACGGACGAGCAATTGGAGGTCCACGAGGCCACTGAGTGCCCCGAGTGCCACTACATGAACCATAAGCAGTCCTCGATCCGCGATTCGTGGAACGTAGACCTGTATTCCTGTTACGTGTGCGAAAGCTGTGGTGAGCAGTATGGAGGAGATTTAGACCATGCGTAATTTTGTTCGTTTGTACTTCATGTTTCGACGCAAGGGATGGTCTCTTGCGCGGGCCGCGAAGGATTCTTGGAGAATAGTGAAATGAGTTTTTTTAATTTTAAACAGGATGCCAACCTACTGGCGCGAGTCGAGGTCCTTGAGACTCGGGTTGCTGTGCTTGAGGGCACGTTGAGACAGGCTAGAAACACAGTGGCCGTCCATCAAGGGATGTTGCAGGCCTTGATCACTGACAAGAAAGCCAACGATTCGCGTGAAGACTTTGAAAAATCGGCCAAGCTGGAGCGCCAGCGTGAGTATGCCCGCAAGTATTACCACGCCAACAAGGAGGCTATCAAGGCCAAGAAGCGCGAGAAGCGGCCCGTGGTCAGCCCTAACCAGTTGGAGATGCCTGACATGGCGGTAGGGGGCACGTCATGACCCCAGCAGAATCAAAGGCGTACTACTTAATATCATCGTTGCACACCGAAGCTTTGATAGAAAACGTGCGTTTGCAGCAGCGCCTTGATGATGTTTCTTCCAATTGGTTTAAGGCATTGAAGTACTGGATAAAACGTAAACTTGGAATTGAGAAAGGATACAAAATATGATGAGAAAGATCGGGTTACGGGAATTATTTAAAGAGCCATTTCGCAAGCCTTCCCCTTTGGAAATGATAGCGGAGGAGCTTGCTGAAAGTCACTTGGCCAAGCTCCAAGCTGAAACGGCAGTCGAGTATGCGCAAAGCATAGTTGACTACAACCTTAAACGCATTGAGCGGCTTAACGACCGCATGGAGGAATACAAATGAAAGATGAAACAAGACAGGAGATTAGTGCAGCATATGCAAAAGACTACACCGAATGGATGGTAAAGACAGGCGGTTATGCAAGAGACAAAACTTTGCGTGATGAGTTTGCGGGGTTGGCTATGCAAAAAATTATGGGGACAGCAGACATTGATGATTGTTGTGAAACCGCTTACATATGGGCAGACGCAATGCTCAAGGGGCGCGCCAAATGAAATTCAGAAAAAAACCCGTAGTTATTGAAGCCAACCAATGGTTCAAAAATGGAGATCATCCAGAAGATCGGTGGAGTCCTGAAGGAGTCATTCCTGAAGACTGGGAAGGCCGAGTGGTTCGCTACTTTCGACATCCCGATGTTTCTGGGGATGCAGCTTGCAAGCGCTGCGGCAACATCATGCACAACCACGGATGGATGGACACTCTGGAGGGCGGCCACGTTGTGTGCCCCGGCGACTGGATCATCACTGGCGTGAAGGGCGAACACTACCCGTGCAAGCCTGACATCTTTGAAATGACCTATGAGGAGCGTGCCAAATGACTCAATGCTGCAACGATTTTGG